TCGTCGTCGGCTCGCGGCCGGCGGGTTCCGCACGACCGAGCGGGCGACGTTGCGTTTCGCTGGCCTCGCTCCGGCGCAAGCGCGTCATGCCGCTATTGGGCCTGCGCTTGATGACCTCGGCGCCGGGAAGGTGGTCAATGCCGTCTGACACGAAGCGCGATTACGAGGTGGGCTACAGCAAGCCACCGCGCCACACCCGCTTTACGAAAGGCCAGTCCGGCAATCCCCAGGGCCGGCCGCCTGAGGCGAAAAACTTGTCGAATTTGCTCCTCCAAGAACTAAACCAGCGCGTCATCGTCGCTGTGGATGGCAAACGGAAAGCAATCACCAAATGGCGCGCCTTCATCAAGCAGCTCGTCGACCGCGCGGCCGCGGGCGATTGGCGCGCTGGTAAGCTCATTCTCGACCTCTATTCGGGTATCGAAAGCCGAGTGGAAGCGACATCGGCCCAGACCGCGATTTCACCGACGCGGACCTCAAAGTAATCGACCAGCTCAAGGCCCGGCTGCGCGGCAAAAAACCGGTGTCTGATGATTGACGACCTGACGCCCGCCGAGTACGAGGCCCTGCTGCGGCAGGATTTCGCCACCTTCATCGCGCGCTGCTTCCAGGATCTCAATCCGCACGTCGAGCTGGCGCTCAATTGGCATATCGAGGTCATTGCTGCCGCGCTGGCCGCGGTTCGCGAGGGCAAGACCCGGCGACTGATCATCAACCTGCCGCCGCGTCATCTGAAATCCTTGATGGCCTCGATCGCTTTTCCGGCCTGGTGTCTCGGGCACGATCCCTCGGCCCAGATCCTCTGTGTCAGCTATGCTCGGGATCTCTCCGACGCGCTCGGCCGCGATTGCCGCCGCATCATGATGAGCCCATGGTATCAGCGGATCTTTCGGACCCGACTGGCTCCGCACCGCCAGGCCGTGGAAGAGTTCCTCACCACCCGTCAGGGCTACCGGCTGGCCACCTCCGTCGGCGGCGTGCTGACCGGGCGCGGCGCCGACATCGCGATGATGGACGATCCATTGAAGCCGGAGGACGCGCTCTCCAAGGCCGAGCGGCAAGGCTGCAACGACTGGTTCGTCAACACACTCTATTCTCGGCTCAATGACAAGCGCACCGGTGCGATCGTCATCATCATGCAGCGGCTGCACGAGGACGACCTCGTTGGCCACGTCCTCGCGCAGGAGCCCTGGGAGGTTCTGAGCTTTCCGGCGATCGCCGAAACCGACGAGGAGCACCGGATCGAGACGATCTGGGGGCCGCGCTGCTTCACACGCCGTCGCGGCGAGGCGTTGCACCCCGAACGGGAGCCGCTCGAAACCCTCGAACACCTGCGCCGGACGCTCGGCGAATACAATTTCGCCGGGCAATATCAACAAGCGCCGGCGCCTCTGGGCGGCGGCTTGGTCAAGGCGGATTGGTTCAAGCGCTACCGCGACAACGAATTGCCGGAGCGCTTCGACCGCGTCGTGCAGAGCTGGGACACCGCCAACAAGGCGACCGAACTTAGTGATTTCTCGGTGTGCACGACGTGGGGTATGAAAGACAAGCACGCCTTCCTCATCGGCCTCTTCCGCAAACGCCTCGAATATCCCGAACTCAAACGTGCGGTGGTCGATCAGCAGCGGCTATTCGGTGCGAATGTCGTGCTGATCGAGGACCAGGCCTCGGGAACGCAGCTGATCCAGGACCTGATTGCGGATCGCTGCCATGGCGTCACGCGCTGCAAGCCGACTGGCGACAAGACGATGCGCATGCACGCGCAGACCGCAGTGATCGAGAATGGGTTTGTCCACATCCCTGCAGCCGCGTCATGGCTCGCCGAATATCTCCACGAGCTTACCGTCTTCCCGAACGGCAAGCATGACGATCAAGTCGATTCGACCGCGCAGTTCCTCGATTGGTTCAGGCGTCCATGCCCGGTCCAAACGTTGATTGAGACGATGCAAATGGTAAAGCGCCTGCGGAAAGGCGAGAACCCGGGGGGCTTTCGGGTTCGCCTGCAGGCGCCTGCAGGCCTCGGTGCGGTGCAAACCTTCTCGGGGCGACACATCAATGTCGGTCTCGATGGCACGATTGAGATGTCGGCCGTGGATGCCGAATACTACATCCGTCAGGGCTGGCCCAAACTTGCAGAATGGACGATCGATGACCCCGTCTGATGGCACGTCGCTCGATCACTCGCTACCGGGGTTGAACCACAGCGTACTCAGCGGGACCCGGTAAGGAGCTGTTCGGTACAAGACGGCTCTCAGCCCTGTGCCTTCGCCAGATCGATGCGTTGTCGCGCGCGAAAGACAATGCGCTCGCCGGCCGCGAGGTCGGCGGAAACCGTCCACAGCCGCAACGTCACATCGAGCGGATCAAAGCGCAGCGCCGACCAGAAGGTCAGCTCGCCGACGCGATGCTGTTCTGCATGACAGGCGGTGCACAGAGGGACCGCGTAGCGATCGCTGGGCTTTATTCCGACACCCCCATCAGTCCCGGTACGCACATGCGCGGGCTCGGATGGGGCGGCTTTGCCGCAAGCCACGCAAGGTAGTTGCCGGATAAAAGCCAGGTGCTGCCCCCGCCGACGGAAATTAGGCTTGGTCTTACGGTACGCAATGGTGCGAGGAATGCGGGGAGCGGGCATCGGGTTAGAAATGGCCAGCGCGGTCTTCTCCCGACAGAGGATCAGGCGAATGGCGCCGCGCGATAATTGGGTTTGCTGTCACGGGGCAATCTCCAGGCTCGCTCGGAACGCCGCCTTCAATGCCAATTGTCCTTGGGGGACCGGCACCTCGTTGGTAGCGCGGATCTTTTCCATGACGCGCTCGATAAAGAAATTGAAGCTCTGCAATTCGCGGTCGAGGGCTTTGATGAAGGCCGCATCGGGCTCGACCCGCATGACGATTTTGGGGAGCACATCGTGCCAGCACAGGAGATCGACCCAGCGGCGCTGCGACACATAGAGCTGGCCTTGCAATTGCGGCCAGAAGCGCTCGTTGACCGCGCCCGAGAGCCAGTAATCGACCTGCGTATGCGGCAACGGCGCTTTGATTTCCAACAGGCCGTCGTCGCCGACGAGCCGATCAGGACTGCATCCGACCGTGTGCTCGTCGTCGGTGATGAACCCGACTGGCTGAACCGTGACGTCGTGATCGAACTCATACCAATCGGCGGCCTCGGCTTCGACGATCACACCGCGCTCCATCGCCGGCGACCGGTAGAACTCGATTTTGCGCTGCAAGATTCGCTCGGCGATCAGCAGGCACGCGTATTCCCGCCACTGTCTCGACCGCTTACCGTGCGGCGTGATGATCTTGTGGAAATTGGAGCTCGTGGGGATCCCGAGCTTGAGGCGGTCATACTCTTGGGAATATTGCCTCACGTTATGAAAGATCCGCATGACGGGCCTCTGCCTTGGCGATCTGTTCTTCGAGCGTGCCGACCGCCTTGCGATAATCGCGTGCGGCAATTGTCGCGACCGCCGCCGCGAGCGAGCCGGCGTCTTCGACACTCTGGGCCTTCATGTATTTGAGAAACTTTGGCCCGACCCTCGCTCTCTCGATCAGATCGAGAATTGTCTTTGTCTGGGCCTGGTCGATCGTCCCGCCGGTGCCGTCGTCATCATCGCCGACAACGACAATGTTGAAGATGTTGCAGAGGACATAGCGGCGCAGAAATGAATTGGTGCTGCCGACGGCCTGCACCTCCGACTTGCCACCCGTCGTGTCCAGCGGCGCCGGCATAAAGGAATCTTCATAATGGCTGCTGGGCAGGTGCTTGAGGCGGCCGCGGATCAGGATGCCGCCACTCTCCAGTGGTTCATCGGAATAGGAGAGGTCCATCTCCTCTTCCGCCAAGAGCGGGCGCAGATGTTTGTCGATCTCCTCCAGCGGCGCGTATTTGAAGGCTTCGTGGGTGCCCTTTTGTGGTTTTCCACTGTCGATTTCGTAGAGCGCGCCGCGGTTCTTGACGATCTTGATGCCGGCGAGTTTTTTGAGGATCCGGCCCTTGGCCGCACTATAGGCGAGCTCGGCATCTTTCGCTCTGAGCCGCTCGTACAGTGCCATCATGCGGTCGAGCTTTGCGACATCGGCACGGGAATCAGCCGCGAGCCGCTCGATCAATGCCAAAACCCTAGCGGAACTGTCCGTTGGTGGAGATGCGGACCGTCGCCGCTCAGCTGGCGGGTCGCTCGGCTCGGTTTCGCAGGTGAGGCTTGTCTGCTCCGCCATTGTAACCTCTCGTTATTCGCCCGGGATGGCAGTTACAGTGCGTTGATCGCCCCGAAACGACTGACGGATCGCGTCAGTAACCCTGCCCGCAATATCGCCATAACCGTCTTTCTCGCCTCGCGGGACGTCATTGACCGTGAAGGTCAATGCTGCGACTGATCCCTATTGCTTCACCGTCCTGTTGTGGGTTCGGCGGCAACTGCGGCTCTTGCGTAATGTAGCGAGCAATATCGGAAGTGAGCCGAGCGCCGTGACCCTTTTGCAGCAACAGAACAGCGTGCAGCGCTCCACCAAAAAAGCAGTCGCGCATCAGTGGCAGGAGTGCCTCATTGATCGGGCTGTCGCCGACGCATCGCTCGAGGGTATGGCGCCATGCCTGGTCGAGCGAGGAAATGGCGCGCATTGTTTTCCCTTGCGGGAGCTGGCCAGAAGGACGCCTGCTTA